GAGATACCCAAGATCAACGTCAACGATATAGACAGTCCGCATGTACGCAAGCGTGACATCACCTTCATCAAGGGCTTTCGTATGTGCCTACAGCTACAAAACACAAGAGAAAACCTACTATTATATAACTACGCAATCATCGTACCAAAAGCACAGCAAAATGTAACTACGGTTGATTTTTTTCGCTCGCGGAAGAATACCGAACGTGGACAAGACTTCGACCCCGGCCAATTAGACTCCAACGACTTCCACTGCAGTCCCATCAACACCGACCGTTATATGGTCCTAGCACACAAACGCTACAAGTTAGGGGCAACTGGAGCGACAAACCCTCCCAAATTCAAGTTCTTCGACCGTTATTTCAAGATCAACAGACAGCTACGCTATGACGAGGGCTCTAATGTCCCTCTTTACCACCCTATCTACGTCGTAATGTGGTTCGACGAAGTAATGAGTAATGCGGGGGTTAACCCAGTACAAGGCATGAGACGTAACTTGAATATCAAGACTTATTTTAGTGAACCAGGAACTAACATCTAATCACCCATATTAAACCCACCACTGAGACGCTTCATGTTATAACGATCTTTAGTCATCTTGTTAAAATCGGGCTCTTCGTTACAGAACACGACAACATGTACTTTACTGCGCAAAATTTTAGTGCGCGAATTGTACTTAGGACTAAACACCATCCTGTCCTTCAACTGCTCGAGAATAGTATACTGCATAAACTCCATGCCTTGACGAGGCACGTTAAAAAGGAAAATCGACTTGTCTTCCTGGATCGCGTGAGCGATGTCGTCTCTCTTCGCGATGCTCAGAACTTGAGTCTTCTCCGAATGCTGGGTCAGCATGTACCGCTGAAACCACGTCTTTCCAGCTCCACCCTGTGGGTCAACCATGAAAATAACCTCGCGATCGTCAGCTTCACACAACAATACACCTAGCAAATCTAACTGCCATTCTTTCAACACACCATCTTCCAAACTCGGGCTCGGTGCGTAGAACGACACCAGACTCGCCAAATTGTTGCGATACTGCACAAACAACTGCGGGAATTCCTTTCCGTACTCGAACTCTGCGGGCGCGCGTCCATTCTCCATGCAGAACTGCTGCACCCACTGAATAAAGATATCAATCTTGCCCTGCGGGGAACCCTGCGCCACCGGCATGGTGCCTCTCTCGAAGAATACACCACTCTTAGTGCAATACTCCTTGTTGGCCTGTGGAGTTCCCCTCGCTGCCTCCAAATGCACTCTCTCTCCGACGTGAGCCTTTACCTGAGTGATCCTCAGCTGATCAACAAACGAAACATACCCCTGTAGATGGGGGGTTCCAGTACTTGGCGCAGTCTCGTAACCGAACACTAGATAGCGCGCGACCTGACTTTCAACAAGGTTCTCCAATCGGGCAACATCGTCCGCACACCAGTTGTTTAGGGTGAAACACCAATTATGATGACGCATATTAAAAAATTATGAGAGGTCTGGTCAGTAATACCCAGACCTCTTCTATCCAAGACCGAAATGATTGAATTAACCAATCATTTTTCAGGAAATGTCAGCTATAGTCCCATACGTAGCACCGCTAGCAGCACGTGCTATAGCAACCTCTACACCAGCCAACCTAGCTAGAGCAGCTACGCTCATACAAAAGACATTCCGTGGGTACGGCTACGCACGATCTCTACGACTCGATCCACTCTGGGGCTACTTCCGTAACAACCTACAAGAGATACTGCACCACCGTAGACAAGATAAACGAAAACAAACACAAATGCGACTTACATACGCACAAAAGAGGCGTGTAGCCTCTAACAAAGCAAGAGCTAAACGTATACAGAACGCACGTAAACAACAATCACGCTGGCGATCTAAATACATGAACAAAAGGAGAACCCCGCCAGCAGCCAGACGTATCGGATATGCTCGCAATCACGGAGCTTCTCTAAGCAGAACAGTAATCGACCTACCTACAGCCGTCGTACAAACAAGAACACTCTACATATACCCAGTTACTGAGATACCCAAGATCAACGTCAACGATATAGACAGTCCGCATGTACGCAAGCGTGACATCACCTTCATCAAGGGCTT